CCCCGCTGCAAGCGGAAAACAGGTTGCGAAATCCTGTGTATATAATACGTCACCCGAGCTGAGTAATCCGAAGACTCCCCAACTTCTGGTTGCGCACTCACTTCCCTCCCTCTCACCTAACTGCACATAAGCTTCAGTTTCCTTACCGTCCGTAGACACCCAACAACTTTTGGTCATTGGGCCATAGGTTTTAACCCAGGGTGCTTATGCCGTTATGGATCCTTCGAGTTCCATCAGTAACGCCTTCCACATATCACATACGCCAGGAAGTATCCACCGCAACTCTACTTGAGTACTGCAGCATGGATCATCTTGGTCAAGAGATTGTATGATCAGAACAATCTCTGTCAGAATAGCAAGGTCAGGTAGGTAAAATCACAGGTAATGTACTCATAACCCCTGTAATCAATCCACCCATCACAACACTCTACTCCCTATTTATTTTTGTTTACTTGCGATGGCAAGTCTGGCACGCCGTGCCGGCGCAGGCCCCCGAAGGGCCCTGCGTTGAGCTGAGAGGTTTCTCAGCGGTCTCCTCTGCGAGGATCAAACGCTCCAGGTCAGCCGCTCGCTCAGCGATGTCCTTTTCCCGAAGTTCACGGTTCTTGAGTTCTGAGTTACGCGCTTTGCGTTCCTCGATCCGGCGACGCAGGTCGCGGGTCTCACTCTGCTTGTCCATCAGCGCTTTATCAATAAGCGGGACGGCTGGTAGAGCTCAAGATCGTACTCCATGATGAGTTGGCCCCACTCAACGAGTGATGTGCCAGTAAATGCCTGGGCGAACTTGAATCCGCCTTGTATTTGCTGACGCCATGAAACGTCGGACCCGGTTGCATCTAGATCGGACCACCCAAGGTAGTCTTTGTCCAGATAGGGACTCATGTCCACTGATGACCCACGCCAAGCCTGCATGACTCCAACGTTCCCAGACTCCATCAACTCAGAATAAGTTGTGTCGATTGGGAGGTTAGAGACCTGGACAGGATCTTGGTAGTAGGCCATGGCAAAATTGCCGGGTGTAGCTGTTGAACAGTTCGGTACATACCAGAACTTGACTCGCCGGAAGCCAAACCGTTGATACTGCACCGCAATGGCGTAGAATCGTGAGTTGGTTGGGGCGAGATAGATCGGATGTAGGTGAAGGTAGTAGGACGCTGCGTAGTTCTCAAAGACGTCATAGAAGGCGTTCTTTGACTGCAGCGTGCCCACGTTCATCGTGCCACTGATGCGCAACCCATCTCCATGGGTCTTGTGTGCAACCGAAGCGATATTGGTGTAAAATCGCGGCATTTCGATTGCCTGGGAAACTGGGACACCGCTACGTGCGATGGTCGCCATTGATGCGGGTTTTGATCCTCCGCGGGATTTGGTGCGTCCGCCACCACGCTTGGATTTGCGTGGGGCGGAGCTCTTCTTCTCTCTCTTTGACATGGTATGGTCTCCTTTCTGTCAAACTGAAAGGACTGTACATCTCGAAACAACTTTCGTAAACCCGTGAGAATATGTAAGATCAACTTACACACGGCCACTAACAAAGTTAGAGACATGCGAAGCAGAGGGGATCAGTTTGTCACCCTCCTGTGAGCTTATTTAGTTCACATACACTCATGCGGCGCCGTCTACCCTTCCCAAGAATCTTGGTAGGAGTGAGATAGGCATAAAAATGGGTAACTAGCCCATCCGCTTTCCTTTCAACCTCTTCTTAACCCTACTGACAACAATCAACAGTAGGCAAAGCAGAAGAGTAAGACCTGACGAGGGTCATGAAAGGTGGGATACGTAAGAAACGCCGTGCAGTCTCTCGGCATTCTGTTTAGCACGGAACTATTAAGGATTCGCGCGGGCAAGCCACGCAGCGGGATCCACCGTTTTGGGTTATTACGTGTCGAGACACCATTCGCACTCAGAGACCGAGCTCCAACCTCTCCTGCTCAATCGAGATAAAATCATCGATGAGGAGGGGATGTGGGAGCCCGATCTCTGGCACTTCGGAGCGATGCTCCGCGACGTTGACAAAGAAGTCAGCGTCCTCTTCGTCCCAAGAAGATAGGACGAAGTCAGAGAAAGGATCACGGTCTGGGATCCTAACGGCCTTAGAGGCCAATTTCCTGTTTACAGCTGCCTCACTACGTCTCACTTTAAGCTCGTGAGCGTGATAGCCGTGTTTCCACGTGTCTCTTCCAGACATATGGTAAGGACGGCGAAACCACCAAAGATCGTTCTGGTTGATCTTGGGGAGGATTGCTGCTGTTCCTGCTCGGAGGGTGCCCAGGGGGGGGCAAGCAGGAAGGAAAGAACAGAAAAGACGTGCATGACTGTATGCTGCGATTCTCTCGTCCGACATGGGCTTAAGTCGGTAATCAATCGGGAGTTGAGCAAAAGCCACTTCGTCAGTGGTCGTGTACATGTCGGGACTCTTTGATAGAGACCCCCTGTATGCCATAGAAACTCGGGCCATCCAGCTATCTTGTGCTGATTGATCTTCGGTCTCGCGTGGTACATAGGGAGCCCCTTCAGGAGCCACATCCCAATGCCAGGATGCAATTGCCTTCCCCATCTTTGCGATAGGAACATGTCCCTCACCATACTTGCGATAAAGAGCAAGTTCAGGGTGAGCGATAAAGTTCGCAGCCATTACGCGCTGCTCTTTCGTCAAAGTTAGGGATGGAGGTGCATTCTTCGGATCTAATCCGAGTCCCCCAAGATGTACGGGGAGGTACCAGTTCGGTTGAAATCTCTTTCCAAACCAGTCCTTCCCGAATCGGGAGAGGGCTTTGGGAATTGCACAGTTGGTCCAAGGTGTGAGCTCAATCATCTTGTTGAGGTCGCGAGTAATCTGAGTAGGAAGTGACTGGGACTCTCCCCCCTTGAGGGAAGTGCCCAAAATCAGTTTCATGTTCAGGTAGCCTTTGCGCACCATAGACCCCTTCTGTCGAAGGAAAATCTGTGAATTGATCATGCAGAAGTCGGCTGAGAGGTACTGCTTTCCTTGCGAGACCTTGAATCCTGGCTCTTTCAGTGTATCCATGAAAATATGGTAAAGACTGAGTTCACACTTGAACAACATGTCATCACCATTAACAAGGACACACTGCTTAAGAGCAGAGGACAAGAAAGTACGCCGGGAACGTTCCTGCGGAGTATCAGCTGCTTCGATCCACTTGTCGATGGAAAGCAGATAAACGGCCAAGTTTATCGCACATAAGAGGGGAAAGCTGAGGGGATGACCCATAAGCTGTCCGTCTTTTACGTCCGTAAATCGGTCATAAATCCGTTTCGATCCTTTCTGTGTAGGATACCACACACGCTCAGTGAAGAGCGATTTCCAACCCATCTCACCAAAAAGACCATCACGTAGCGCAGAAAATGCAGCAATCGTGGCGTCTGATTTGAGAAGGTCGGTTGCGGACTCGTAGTCAACGCTGCACCAATAAGGTTGGTCATAAAGGATCGCATCGATCTCCTGCACGCGGGCAGTGAGATCGTCGCGCTCCATGGTAGACTCAGCACGAGCTTTCCAGCATGAGAGCATATAGCCCTGCAGTGGCTGGAGTGCCGAGTAAAGAACACCATTCCCAAGTGACAACATCCTAATCTTGCCGGGCTCCATAAGATGGACTGCCTTAACATCAAGTTGACCAGCGTTACGGAATTCTCCGTTCCCCTGGTTTCCTGATTCAAGTTCAGCCCTGTCTAGGAGCTTCTTAAACTCTCTCTGACGCCAGGTATCAAAACCTGTCGTGAGATGTCTCAACTTTCCCATCCTGTTTCCAGGTGAGGAGCTTAAAGCTTCCTTAATCGGAAATGGGTCTATCAGCGATAGATTACCACCTTTCCGACGTGAGATCTGCATGCATGCAGATCCCGTTGGAAGAAACTTTGTTGCTCTCTCAGCCGGCATTGGCGGAAAGATTGAGCGCGATACTGCTGAGATACAATCGAGCATAGCGGGCGGCGTCTTGCCGCCAAGGGGTCCATGTTGTAGACCTCTCATCGCGTTCTCGTGCTTCTTATAAGCAGCATCGACCTTAACGTCGCCCAGAGCGGGCCACATTCTCTTCGTCCCCTTCTGTAGGGTGTAACAGAATGCGACATCGCGCTTAACAACAGCGCGATCAACCCACCTTTTGAGAATCCCTGTAAACAGGGGACCTTTCTCAATCACCCAGGCGTCGGCCTGAGGGGCAGCGTAGAGGCCCTTAACACCTCTCGAAAGTTGCAAGTCGAGCCAGTACTTCAAATAAGTCTGCTCCTTGTTATCGTCACTTTGGATAGAAATGAGCTTCTCCGCGATTTTGCGGAATGCTAGCACCATTCTATTAAGGTCTTTCTTATCAATCCACTCCTCTGAAAGGGAGCGTCTTGCTACGAATGGCCAAACCAAAGACTCTATGTATAGACCAATGGGCCCAACTTTGCCCAATCCCACACAAGCTCTGTGTGTGATGATGACTACCAGTCGTCGTGCGTCTCTGCTAGAAGCAACTGACAAACCAGTAGTGGTGTCTTGTTCGGTGACACCATCCGATCTCGGGTACAGCGCACTTGGTAAGGTGCGGGTCCAAAAAGATGGACGCAAGGGCGCTTTCGCGTTGCCTTTGTGACTACAACTACTTTCATAGTTACAGCCAACTGTAATTGGGACCTTAGGTTCCGGTCCCTTTCGGTTCCTTCTCCACGGGGTCTGGACTGGTTTTACGTAGCCT